TATGAATAAGACCACCCCTATAATTAGTGAGTGATAATGTACCGTCTAATTCACCTGATTGCAGTAAATAATAATCTTTAAGTGTTTGTATAAGCTTAGTGTTGCCAATTAAATCATCAGGTGTCATAATCGGAAGTTGCATCGCATCAAGTTTAGCTTTAGCATTAGCAAACTTTTTTGTATCATTTGGCAATGTATATGTGGGATCGGTCATCCGTCTTAATTCTTTAATCCCAATAGAATTACCTTCGGGATTAGTAAACTGATCTAAAGTAAGCTGCCCACTTTGGAACATACTAACTTTTTTATAATCTCCAAGATGCCTTAATTGTACATCTTGTGGCTGACGCTTTAGCCAATCATTGTATGATTCTCTAAGTGGTGTATTACCGTCATAAAAAGCCTTTTGAGCATCAGTTAAGTTCTCAATATTTCTACGTCTCACTTGTGCTACACTTTCTAGATCTGCTATATCGCTCCATGATTTAAATACAGGAACTGTTGTAGACCTACAATGCCAATGTGCTGGTGGGAGATGTGTTGTATCGCTAATCGGATAAATTTCACCATCTCTATGAGCACATAGCGGAGTTGTTCGTGCGTCAAGGACAGCAACATATTGCCATCCTTGTAACGCTTTTTCATTTGCCTTATAAATAGCATGATCAGCCTGAGAGGATACAGCTGTAATAGCTGTTATTACCAGACCTTTCGACTGCATGCGAGTTATATTATGTACATTTCCTGCACGTACTTGTAGAGCTATTTCATCTACGCTTTTTCCGTCAGCTATACCTTTGCGTATAACTGCTTCTAATCTAATTTTTTCATTCTTGGCAATACCTGACCATCCCTGCTCCATTGTACCGTTTTCACTTAATGGATTTTTAAGTACAATTTCTTCAGAGATTCTATTTTTAGGTCTTTCAGTACGCCATATTTTACCCATTGCTACTTCAACTTTTTGATAAGCATATGAGAGTTGGTCTGAGACAAGAGATGAGAGATCTTTTTGAACAGAATTATTAATTGATTTATATGTCTTTCTCAATTCTTGGTCAACTGCTTCTCTAAATCTTTCAAATCCCCGGCCTGATAGTTCAGCATCTTTAATTAATTTATCGAGTCTAACAACATGACCATCAATTACTAAATCAACTTTACCAGAGACTCTTCTCTCATACAGACGGATCATTGCTGCGCGATCTAGTGTTTTGTCGTATATTTGTGTATTACTATTGACGATCATGTGTCACCATTATTCTTTAATTATTTTCGGTTTTACAGCGGCTTCTGTTTGCATTGCATACTGATCATTATATTTAGTTGCTGCAGGTATAATCTGGGGATCTGCGTTTACTTCTTGTAATGCGGCTTCATCATCATATTCAGAATCAAGAATATCATTTGCCTTTAGCATCTGCAGCCACACAGTTCTAGGTAATAACCCTGATTGATACCATTGAGTGACAAGGTTCAACCAATCAGCTCCTAAGGGTACTGGATCAAAATCTGCCGATAAATTAAACACAATATCACATGAATCAATTTGCAGGCCATATCTCCAGTTAACCATTAAGCATATTACCTGCTTTAATGTACTGGAGATTTTTGTACTCAACACACTTAATTGTGCCGTTTGAGCAGCATTACGAATTTCTAATGCAATACCTGATTGTTCATTTTCAGTTGTAAGCATTCTAATGCCAAGTTTAGCCATTTCATCAATAGATGCTTCAATAGCTTTTTGCATATCTTGTAATGCGTCTGTGGGTGTTTTTAAGACATCTGCTTTATCATCTTGGCGTAATCTTATCCAAGACCCTAATCCAGCGTCTACAATTTCATCAAATTGTTCATCAGGCATATCTGACATAATAACAGGTGTATAAGTAGCTGCACCGTATAGTAAATGATTTCGTCTACTAATTTTATTATATAGGCTAATCTCTTTATCTACGATAGGCATTAATAATGGCATAATAGGTTCTATATTACCATTGACAGGCCATGCAGGAATATGCTTCAGTGGTTCCCCGTTATTAAGTATATTGTCAAATGTTTCTATTAACTCGAAATGGCCTGAAGGTAGTAATTGCTGAGCTTTCTCACCAATACCTCCTATTTTAAGAGTTTGATCGCCATTGTCTTTAGTTGTACCCATGAACTTACGAATTTGGTAATTACCTTCTTCGTTTAACTCATGTACCCAGACCGTAGGGACTCTCATAGCATGGAATTCGTTAATAGTATAATCGTCTGAGTAACCTTTAACAATTACATATTTTAAAACTGTTTTACCAAATATATCTACAGCTGTTGCCCAATTAACAATTGTTTCGGCTTTTTGCAAAATAGGATATGGTTTAATCATATCTCTAGTTTCTTTGTCTAAGTTTTCAACATTATTGACAGATGGATAATCTACAAATACCCATGCACGGGATGTATTAATTTCTTCCCACAATAATTCATCAAGAAATGCTACTAGTGTAGAGTCATCACGTCCGATATTATTGATAAGCCAATCTTTAGCTTCTTCAGGAACTTCATCCGGTAATGTCAATATAGGAGCTTTTCTTAATAAACCTCCAACAAGCATCTTAGCAAATTGTGCAGTAATGCCTGGTAATTCAGCTTCTGACTTATAAAAGTCATATTGAGCTTGGCTCATTGTTGTAGAGAAGGGTATCAGCAAATTGCTAAATCTAATTAGATCAATATACTGATCCAGCTCTTTTACAGTACGTTCCCCATTGCATACAGCACGTGCCTTATTCCACGAAGGTTTAAGATACTCATACGCTTGACAAGGATCCGCAACTGTCTTAGTAGGGCCGTATGTCATACTAAGCCTCTAATAGTCTATTAAATTCAACAATAGTGCCTTCAAAATATTCATTTGTCACGCTATTCAAAGCTGTGATTTCTTCTTCAACTTCAGTAGGTGTAATATTCCAGTTAGATGTAATTTTATTTACAAATTCTTTTGGTTGTACCTTAGCCATAACTTTAGGTGCTACGGTTAATGTTTCTTGCTGATCTGCCATTTTATTTTCCTAAAAATTTAGTTGATTCACGTTTACGTCTATTGGTTAAGCCTGGAACGACTTTACCTTCATCTTTATTCCATCTAAGGAATTGAGCAGCCACTTGATCTTTAGGTGCCCCTGCATTAAGTAGTTTCAATAATGTAGAACCTTTAAAAGCGGCTACACCTACATTATATGTAAATTCTACTAATGCATCAAATTCGTTTTGTGTTAACGGTACAGTTACGTTTTTATCAACTGCACTTGTGTATTGCTTAAGGGTAACTTTGAAGATTTGTAACGCTCGCTCCTTAGTAATGGGAGCGTCCTTTAATGTGACTCTAGTACCATTCTCATAGAAAGTACTACCAAAGCCAATAGTAGGGACGCCCTCACCATCTGGATACGGTTGCGATCTAAACCCTTCAGAACCTTTTAAGTCTTCTGCGCCTTTATCGCTAAGTTCCATAATTATACCGCTGCAACAATAACGCCAATAGCAACTTCTTTTGCTACTTCTTGTACATCAGGATTAGTCACAACTTTTTCTGCAACATCTGCTGCTTCGTGTACAGTGTGATTAATAGCTTTTCCTGCATCTTTAAATGCTTTATCTAAACTGTTTGTCATAATAGTTCCTCTACGATTGTTTCAACAACTTCTTCAACCACATCGTCGGGCACTACAAGATCAACGACTTCTTCAATAATATCTTCTAAAATATTTGCGTACATTGTAAACTCCTAGGCTGGTTTGTACATTTCTGTATCTTTAGTGTTAGCGGTATTAGCGCCTACGTTATAACCATATTCAAACGCTTCTGACACTAATTTGTGTAAAGCATCCTCAAAAGCCATTCTATACTCAGCTTGTTTAGCTATTTTCTCTTCAGGTACAAATGCTACGCTTTCTTTAATAGCCCCTGCCTTTTCAGCAGGACTAAATACCGCATCGCATTCTTCTACTGATAATTTAATTGTATGTACTACTTGCATTTGTATTCCTTATACGACATCATAAATCGTCTGGTTATTGCTTGGCCTTCAGCGGTTCTAAAGAAATCTGTGACCTTATCCTGATTTTCAGGTTGCGATATCCATACTTGTTCTTCTTCCGATAGTGCAGAACCAAGAGCAGCTAGCATGGGATTCACACTAGCTGCAACATTTTGGTTAAGACTCGTGCTTAGCTTGGACATCTCTTCCTGAAATACTTTTCTCATCTTTTCCTCGACGTCGTCCACGCTCTTTGAGACCGTAGTTTTTATCGGTTGGATTTGTGATTGCAGTAATCGGATTCGTTCCTCTAATGATTGAGTCAGATCCATAGTCTATCCGTTCACACGATTGTTGGTCGCTGTTTGGGCGTTTCCCGTTAAGGTGCTTCCAATAGCAATTGTTTGTTGTGTGTTACGTTGTAATTCGCCAACTAACCCGTTCAATACACCAATAATGCCTTGCATTTGTTGTTGTTGTTGGTTTTGTAAGTTATTTTGGTTTACTGTTTGATTAACTTCAACAGTAGATGCTTTGATAGCGCCTTGTGTTGTAGAATTAAATAATTCACCTTGTAGTACACCAACTTGACGTTGTAATTCTAACTCACGAGAATTAGGCAATGTATCTTTAAGATTAGCAATAGCCGCAAGAACATCTTTAGTGTTACCGTCAGAATTAGCTGTAATGATTTGTGTATTACGTAATCCATCAATAACCGCATCTTTAGATGCAAGAGCGGTAGCTGCAAAGCCAGCTGCAAGTGCCGCATTAGTCGCTGCTTGACCAGCTTCTAATTGCGCAGTGTGGCTATCAATACTATTAATAATATTAGATTGACCTTGCATTGAAGCAATTTGAGATTGTAGAACTTGGTTTTGAACAGCGCTTCCAGAAGCTGTTACTGCAGCTTGTAAATCACCTTCAGCTTGCCAAATCTCTTTTTCCACTTTACCGATTTCACGTCTTGCAGAACCGATGTCTTGCATAGCGGTAATACCGTTAACAATACCTTGCACTTCAGCGACTGTTGCGCCACGTTCAACCGCTGCCGCTGCTACAGCAGCTCCATCATTGTTATTTCCAAACAAACCGCCTCTCCCGCCAAATAATGCCGCGCCTAAGATTAATGGTGTAATTGCGCCCATACCCATGTCGTTGTTACCACCAGTTTGTGGCATTGTAAAAATATTTGGTGTTGTCATTTCAGCCATGTAGTACTCCTTAAAAAGTTAAAATTGTTTCCTTTGGCTTTACAAAGTCCTTGCCTACTGCTTCCTTATTTAAAAATTAAGCTGGAGTTGGAATATTTAGCTTAGTTAAAGCATTTGCAATTAAGCTATTTAACTGGTCAGCAGGGATTTGAGCTTTTAACGCTTCTAAAATACGTTTAGATTTACCTTGTTCGATATTTTCTGTACGAATTAAAGTAGCAATACGTTTACGTTGTTGGTAATCAGAAATTAAATTAATAGTTTCTATTGGTATAAAAGCAGGAATATCTTCCATACTAGTATTCATATAAGGCTCAATGTCAGTTGGAATATCTCCTTGAGGGAGTTGCGCTAAAATATGAGTATAATTATCAATATTAATCTGATATTGGTTAATTTCGCGTTCTCTGTGAACAAGATTAAAAGCTAAAGTTTCTAAAGTTTCTTGTGGGTCAATTGATAAATACATGTTAAAGTCCTATGAAAATTTATATGAAGGGGTTAATGTGCGGGGCATACTAGAATCAATAGGTGCCCCTATATTTGAAAATTTTGTACCAAATCCAGAAGAAGACCACGCATAAGATTCTAAATATGGAGGAGAATTATTTATTGTTGCATTATATCCTCCAAAGATAATTACAGTTCCTGTTGCGTTGAAACAAGCACTTGCAACGTCACCAGCAACTAATGGGGTTGCAGGATTAGAAATTTTTGAACCTAAAGTGCCTTTAGACCTTGAATAAACAGATTTTCCTAATATTACTTTAGTACTATCAGGAGAAAATGCAATCACGCCACTGCTAGAAGTAGCATTAGCCGCAGTAACAACTAAGGATGGGGTAGCCACCCAGCCTGTAGATACACTACCTAAATATACTTCTCCGTTTGTATTAGTCATATACAAGTCAAAAGGAGCTGTAGTATCATTAGCATACCGTACTCTTATTACCTCCCCCATACTCAAAGCACTAGCATCAGATTGGATAGTTCCACCTACTCCCGATGAAATTGATTGAAGTTTTACTGAATAAGCTGGTTTAACATAGGCAAAACTAATTGCTACTGGGGCATTAGGTTTAACATCCAAAGATTGCCCAATATATCCAGATGCTAACATACTAGCTGGATTAGCATATTTAGTAGAATAACCAGAGGAGAAATTAAACACTCTATAATAGGGCGGATTTGTAACATCTAAAGCTATTATTCTATAAGAAGAATCTAATACAACAGGCGGTTGTGCTGGTTGGTTATACCACCCGCTATCTGCAGTTGTAAAGCTATATTGAGTGCCAAATGTTCCAGCCGCTGACATGTTAAAAGCAGTTAACTTATACTCTACAGATACAAAACAATAAGCGTTATTTCCACTTAAACTAGCAGAAACAGAATTTCCTATGTCATATACCGCACTCACTGAAGTACTAAGACTACTAGCTAATACTGCGCGAGAGTATAAATTTGTATTAGTATTAGATATAACAAATGAACCAGCAGGTACTACGGAATTAGAGCTACTACTTACAACTGAACCACTTGGATTTGTTGCAGTAACAGTAAAAGTATAATAAGTTCCGTTAGTAAGACCTGTAAGAGTTATAGGAGAAGAATTTCCAGTAGCTGTAAGATTATCTGGTGAACTAGTTACAGTAAATGCAGTAGCTTGTCCTCCAGTGGCACCTAGTGAAAAACTTACAGTTGCTGTACTATCTCCTGCTAGAGCAGTTGGGGTAGATAACCCAGAAGGTAATGTTAAACCACTTGCCCATAAATTAGCTTTTGTTTGCTGTAACTGAGAGTTTAAACTCCAAGAGCCATCTGCTCTTCCTGTGTATAAAGTACCACTAGATGTTATAGCAGCAGCTATTAAAAAATTACCTTTCCAACGATTAGCCATTAAAAAGCTCCTTATGAAATATCTTCATAACTTAAAGTGTAAGTAATTTTACTAGCTGTCCCCGAAGTAACAGTAATAGATGTTCCTTCTTCAAGATAAACAGCGGTAGACTTATCAAGTACGTTCAAAGTTGCCCCTGCTGGGATAGCTACTGTAAAAATAATAGGATAAGCTGTACCGCTAGAAGGAGCAGACCCTTGAGCTGCTGCACCATTAGTATAAATAGAAACAGTTGCATTAATAGAGTTAGTTCCGTCTACATTAGCTGCTAAAATCTGATTTATTTTAAAAACTTTACCGCTTGCTGCTGGATTAGGCAAAAGAACAACTGCTGTATTTACCGCTGGGGTAAGATAAGTTGTTTTTGCATAAATATTTGCAACATTAACTATATTAGGTGCTGCCATTTGTTAACCTCCGAATACTATAGCCATTGCTATAGATTTGCCTGTTGTAACTGCGTTAGGATTAAGCGGTCCCGCAACACCTTGTATACCTTGTGCGCCATCGCTAACCACTAAAGACCATGCAGCGGTATCTGTAGGAACTGCAGTTGTTGTTACCTTGGCAATGTAAACGGAACCTTGATATCTAACTAAATCTAAATATTTATAAGTGCCAGCTACCCAATTGCCTTGAGGTACAATTGCAATTCGTCCTAAATTTGTTGTTGTCATTATGTGTACCCCAATATGAACTCACCTGCCACTAACGATAAAGTAAACGATGAGGAATGTTCTACAATTAGTTCTCCATTTACCATAGAGAATGTTGAAAAAGCTGAAGGCGGCCCACTACCACTTGTGACAGAAATTTTACCCGCAGAATCGGCAACAATTGTAGTCCCGTCTACTATAACGCCACCTAAAACAGTTGTAGTTGTTTTCGGGAGAGTATATGTAGATGCCCCGCTAATTTTACCCTCAGCATCAATAGTAATTGAAGTCCCGTCAACTTTAACACCACCAAGAACAGTAGTTGAAGCTGTAGGCAAAGTAGCTACACTAATTACGCCTTCAGTAATTATAACCGAAGTGCCATCTACCTTAACTGTACCAGATACTGTAGTAGATGCTACGGGAATATTAATTACAATATTACCTTCCCCTAGCAAAGACTGAGAATTGAGTGTTTTTAAAGTTTGTCCAGAGATTAATTCTCTTTGTAAAGGAAAACCTCCTGGTGTTGTCCCATCATGAACGACAACTGTCTTTTTGGTGGTATCTATTGTTAATTCTCTTAACAATCCTGTAAAAGCTTGATGTTCAGTAGTAGTACCACCTCTGTACTGAACGGCAATAGTAGGTGTTGTCATACCAATCCGCCATAAATTCTTGTTTCAGTGGCACTATTACTAACGCTACCGTAGTCTTGTGAGAACGTAGTATCTATAGCTATTGTACCATAATTCAATATACCGCCCTTCTTTTCTAAGGTATATGTAATGATACTGCTCGAAATACTGCTGTCTGTATAGCGTGGATATTGACCACGAGAATGTTTCAAATAGTCTAACGTATTTACATATACATACTCATCACCTTGCACAATATCTTTATTAATCTTTTCGACAAGTGTGGCAGGTGTTGAAAGTATAGCATTAATTCTAAATGTTAAAGAATGTGATTTTGAAGATACTTCTTTAAATACTTTATTTAATTTAGGTATTATAATAGAATTAGCTTTTGAGCGATCCGTCAATAAGAATGGATTCTCTTTATACATATATGTAATATTAATTTGCTGACCGTTATATTGTGTACCAGCATTAATATAAGATGCAGAATAAACACCCGGCAATAATGGTTGAATAGGGTTACTTAATAATAGCCAACTCCACGTAACACCGTCACGAGGCTTTCTCTTAGGCTTTATTTTACCATTGGAAACTGTTAGTGTTTCTGATGTAAACTTAAGTGTAGTCGCACTACTACCAGATGATCCAGCTATCGCTATCCATTCATCATTTAAACCTGGAACTGCACTAGTATCAAAATTGTTAATATAGGTAGTATTCTCATATTGTACAATGTTCTTTGCTTTATAAAAACCTTCTTGCCAAAATATAGAAGAACCTACACTAACTTTTGAAAAATCTAAATATAATAGATTAGAGTCCATCTCATCATTTGTAAGAGGACTGCCTTTCCCTACTCTAGTGATGAGTGGCATATCATCACCTATGTTTGTTGAATTTTCCACGTAATAGTAAGAGTATCGTCTGGAGCTTTTGTAATCATTCCAAATACTGTTCTTGCTATCATAGTATTACCTGTTAAGGATGTAAATAAACCTGCTTCTTGAATAGCTAGTGTTGTTTCACTAATGCCAAATTCTGCTACAAATTGTATTGTATCATTAGCAATACTTGTAGTAACAGCTACGGGAGTCTCAGACTCTAATCTATCACCGAATGCAGTTAACAAATTATTTTGTGTCAGGGCAACAGCTGTATTGCTACCACCAATGCCAATGTGATACGTGAATACATCACTTGCAGCGGCAAACAACCTAGATGTTAAAAACACTTTTCCGTTATTTACAATACTATTATAAACTCTTTCTTCTTTAATCGCACCATCAGCTTTCTTAAGAACTAAAGCAACAGTGCCTTCTGATTTCATTTTATCTTGTAACATATTTATCCTTAGTAAATTGTTATCTTCCAGACAATCGCTAATACATCTAGCGGCCCTTTATTGATAATAGGAAACACTGTTCTAGCGATCATTATGCCCGCTGTTTCAGCGTTATATAATGCTGCTTCAGTAATACCACCAGTAGCGACACCAGAAGCAAAAGCACATGTATATTGTACAGAATCGTTTAATACATTAGTAGTCACTTGGCTAGAATCTGTTAAAGCCGTTCTAGGCCCTAATGGAATTTCTAAACCAGTATTAAGCAATGATGCAGCTGTTGTGCCAGTTCCTAAAGCCATATAGCTAACAGGTGTGATTATATTATTTAAAATGCGTCCAGTAATATAGCTGAGGCCTGTGTTAACAATTAAGTTATTAGAACCAGAGTCTTTCACATTACCGAATTCATCTGTAAGCTCAAAGGACACTGTCCCTAAAGCCTTAATTTCTTCAGTTAACATTTTTATCCTTGAATTGAATAGCCTTCCGCTACGTATCCAAAATCAACGTAGTCTTCGGCAAAGTAATTTTGTAGGAATATTTGCAATGTATCCCTAATTTGTTTAGTTTCAGTTAGCTTATTAGTATTAGCTGCATCGCCACCTGCTGCAATGACATTATCAATTACATGTAATGATTCATTGACATTTTTATAAATAGTCTTTAAAAACAGATCAATGCCGTTTTTAGTTTCGTTATAACGTGTTGTCGGGTACATTGAGACAGCATCAGCAGTTCTCTTGCCATCATGACCACCACGAGAGTTGCCTGCATAATAGTCAACAAATTCAATAGTACGGACTTCATCATTAAAGAACTTTGTCAATGCTTTGATCAATTCTTCAGTAACTAGTTCTGAGACTATTACAACATCTTCTTTATTAGCAATAGGATTTAAAGATATTTCTTCACGTTTGAAAAACTCATCAAGTGTTTTAGAAGTAAGTTGTAAAGATATTTCTTCAGGTATTTGTTGATGACAGCTTTTCTGGAAAATATTGAAAGGCTCCAATTAGCATAGCAGCATTTTCAGCTAAATTAGATTTATTACCAATAATATCTTTATTAGCTAAATTAGCTGTATTTTCATTTATAACTTCTATAGCAGTTATTTCATCAGCGGACACACTAGATACTAATTCTGGAGTAATAACTGTAGAAAGTAATTCTAAAGTAGCATATAGAGCCTCTAAATCTATTGATGATGTATCTGTAACAATATCTGTCACTACATCATTAGCAGTTATTTCATTTATTATAGCATCAGTAACTATTTCACTGAATACTAAATCAGTATCTAGTTGTTCACTCATGTCACTAGATCCGTTGGACTGAATTGAATTTCAACTAAGCCACGAACAGGTTTCCATGTACGAGGAAATGTAGCACTGTTCTCAGTAACTCTTAACTCAAAGAATCCATAAGACGACTTAGCAACTGTTGGCTGTGTAACCCATGTAGCACCTAATGTACTAGGGAATCTAATGTATATTTTATTTAATTGAGTAGTAATCCACGTAGCATCTAAATCAGGCGTTAATGCGCTAACACGAATTAAGCCGTCATATAATCGATAATATACACCATTGTATAACACCACATCTTCTCTGTTATAAGCTTGTGCTGCATCCCATGTACCACGATTAGTAGGTACTCTAGTAGCGATTGTTGTTTGTACACCACTAGTTAATGCTGCTGTAGGCAAACCTTTATTATTAGCATTATCTGCTTCAATTACTACAGCTTCATATGTATAACCAGCAGTAGCATCATCTAAAAATTTAAGTGTAATAGGAAATTCTAATTGCTCACCCTTGATAAATGACCATAATACACTACCTGTATCTGTAACTAAATCAGTTGTTGGTGCATTAATTTTGCTTCTAGCCATTGCCCCTCCAATCTGTCTTATCAGCTTTTCTTTCTAGTTTATCGAGTATTTGATCTAATTTCTTTCCTAGGCTTTCACCTAGGGTTTTAAGATCTTCTTTACGAGCATATTGCGTAGCCATTTGAGTTTCTAAATCTTCTAACTTATCTAACTTTTTAGAGATATCTTGTAGCTGTTGATTAAGTTCGACTTTCTTCACATAATCGTTAGCAATAAGGATTTTAACATCACTAATAGCCTTTGCAACAGAATCGTTATCTGCTTCTAACTTATTAAACTTAGACATAAGTAGCCCCAATGCGGCTGTGGCAATCGTGCCTCCAGCACTCAATACGACATTTACCCAATCTTGTGCTTCCATTTTATTATCCTTAAAAGTTGAAACCACGAGAAACCCGTTTCCCGCCCGTTTGTATTGGATAGAGGTATTCTGTGGCATATCTAATACCATCAGAAAAATGCTCTATATTCTCCGACTTATCAATAGTCGCTATATCTAAGTTGCGGTCTGTCCATTTTGTTCTTTCAAGAGATAAAATAGTACCGGAACATCTAGGATGTACATACAGGTCTATTTTACCTGAAGCTGTTAATAGTTTACGATTTACTGCGGCTACACTATCGATAATAGGTGGTGCAGCCCTGTGTGCTCTACATATAATGCCATATGTCTCTAGTATACTAAAGTCAGTACGGCCTACTGGAGCAGAAGTCTTTCTAGCACGACCAGAAGGATCTGGATATGCATATATCTTATGGCCTTTATATTTTTCTT